TTTTTACCGTCTTTTGTAATTGTCACCTCATCAATATTGACGATGGCTGGACATAATAATAAACCCTCTTTGAATTCCTTTTCTATAATAGCTTCCTCATATCCATAACCAACGACTTTTTGACCGTATAATGACTTGATAGAACACCCAAACTCTGTACCGTCATATATTGAATAAACATCTTTTTCAGTTTTAACGAATTTCAATATCCATTGTTTAATTGCATCTAGTTCATCTATCATGATAGGTGAACCGTCTTTGATTGATATATTTACATTTTCTACATAAACTCCCTTTTCTATCGTGAGTTTAGGCTCATATCCTATACTATAATCACTTGTCATACTTAACCACCTTGTACCACTTTGTCTAATAATACATATTTGTCTATCTCATCTAAACTCGCAATAGAAACATAATCTCCAACTTTCAAATGACATTTTAGAGCTAATAACTCATCTCTAATCCCTATTATCGCACTAGCTAAATCTGATATTGCATTCGGCATAATACATGAAGAACCACTATAAGAATGAGTTTCTGTTACTGATTCTGCTGAATCCGTTTTTTGAGGAACTGTTTTAGATAACATGCCTGTTTTGTCTATATTGCACCTGAACCTAAACCATTCAGAAATTTCCATTTCCACATCTTCTTCAATGATTATCAACCCATCTGAAATTGATACTTTAATGGGTGATAACTCTACAACTTTACCGATAATACTAGGTTTTAAGGTTGTTGGGTTATTTCTCTTGTGAAACTCTGTTGCTAATATATCAATCGCTGATTCTACTTTTTCCATTATGCTAATGCCTTTCTAATATCAATTGCCATCATCTTCATCATCTCGTCAAAGAATTCTCTTTTTCCGATTAAGTTCCCATTCACATTAAGATTGACCGTTATATTAGAATTACTGTTATTAAGTATCTTGTTTGTATCGTTATTATTAACTACACTTGAACCAGAAGGAAGATTTACTAACTCTGGACCATATTCCCCAACCAACGCAACTCCACCAGTAGAGTACTTTGTCCCTAGTGCGTGCTTTTTATTTACTACATTTTTGGTTGTTGCATTATCACTTGCATTTTGATTTATATGTAGAAATTCTTTAGTTTTTGTCCAGGCCCTGCCGACCCATTCGCATACTTCTTTCCAGTGGAGAGCTAACTCAGCTACTAATATAACTATTGCACCTATCCCAGTTGATACCATTGCCGTTTTCATTGATAACCCAAAAAGATTAACTGCAACCCTTGCAACTCCTAACCCTACAGTTAACCCTGTCAAGGTTGATATTACCCCTCTAATATGAGTTACTGTAAACCCTAAAAGGTTTCCTAGTGTTTGTAATACTGGTATCATACCCGATTTGATTGCTGGAAGATTAGCTATTATTTTGTTTGTGAACTCTTGAACATAAGGAAGAAGTGTAACCCCTAACTGCATACCTACAAGGTTATAAACTCTACCTAATTTATCCATTGTATCGGTCATTTCTACGGCTCTTTTAATATCTTCGTCTGACATTCCTAAGCCTAATTTAGAATATTCAGCCCTCAAATCAGCTAATGAACCAGAACCCTTACTTAATAATGGTGCTAATTCTTGATAACCTCTCCCAAAGAGTTTTTGAGCTAGCATTGCTCTTTGCGTTTCGTTCGTTACTCCTTGAAGTGCTTGCACTGAATCATTAAAAATATCTTCTTGGCTTCTTAAATTACCATTGTTATCTCTTATACTTACTCCCAATTGTTTGAGTATAGGAACTTGGTTTTTTGCACCTTTTGCGAACGCATCTATATTTGTTCTTAAGGTCCTATATGCTCCTGTTAGGTTGTCGACATTACCCCCATTCTGGCTCATTATAAAATCCCATTCTTGATAAGCCTTTTTACTCATTCCTATTTTTTGAGAGGCTTTGTCTATATGGTCGCCAAATTCAGATACTTTCTTTGTCTGTGTAATAATTCCTGTGACTGCTCCTGCAACTGCTCCACCTATCGCAACACACGAACCTACAAATAATTTGTTGGCTCTACGCATTTTCGCTATTGATTCATTAGCTTCTTTCTCTGTTTTTCCGAATGCTTGAGCTACTGTCTTGAGTGCTGGTGAACATTTGTCGGCTAAACTTAATATTACCCCTATTGTTTTTGCCATTTTATTTTCCTAAAAATCCTTGTATCTCTTTAAACTTTTGTTCTTCTTTCCACAACATTACTGCTTGATAAAAAATCTTTTCTTCTAAAGATAAATTGAGTAATTCATGAAGTTTTAATGGCTTGAGCCAGTATGCAACCGACATCAAATCTATGTCAGTTTCTATTACTTTTTTATGGTTTCTACTCCTTCTCCAAGATAAAACCCATATCTTTTGAGGATATGTTTAGCTAGTTCAGAAGGTTCTATTATGTTATTCCCATAAATTTTAGATATGATGTCTATCGGGTCTTGTACTTCGTATTCTTCCAAAAGCTCTTTACTTCTGAACACTGGACAACACGCATATATAAGTTCATGGTCTGCTCTCAATGGTTCGTCTGGATTTGCATTCTGAACGATTTCTAATATTTTAGATGGTGAAATATTCTCTATTTCTATTTCTCCATCAAAAAATTTTGAGTAAAACGGTTCTGTTTTTATTTCTTTTAAAATTGATTTTTTCTTTAATATACTTTCTATTGTAACCTTTTTCATATTTTCCCCTTTGGTTATAATTTGTAATGCCCTATGATTAGTTATAGGGCATTACGCATTATTCTATTCTAATTCTAACCATTTATAATCTTCTGCTTGGTATGGCATATTTTCTTCTACTGCTGTTTTGGGTTGTAAATCAAGTAAATTGAGTTCGTCTAATGTTACTCCTGTTACTTTGACCCTCTGAACCTTTCCAGTAGAATTGTTATATGCTTTACCCACAAAAGAAATATCCATTTGTCCGTCATCTTTGTATTGAGAGAATATCTTAATAAAAGTATCGTCTACTTTCCATTTTGTTAATTCTCCAGTTAGTTCTACCCCTACTAATCGTCTTTTTTTAGTTAGACTTTCAGCTTCATCAACATCAGCATATATATTTTTTTGCTTAAGTGAAAAGGATTTCATAGAACCCACTTTAACAAGTTGGTTATCAGTGGATAACCAGATAGCTCCGTTTGAGCCGTTAAAGATTTCATTTGTGTTAAAGTTATTATTCATCTTTCAATCTCCTAATACATTTCTACATCTATTTCACATTCTTCTATTGCATCTAAGAATTTCACATCAAAAGTTAATGCTACTTTCTTTTTATATGATAGTTTCTTGATTTCTAAATCGCTCATAGAATTAATTTCAGCTTCATCTTTACCAGAAGCTATCCACAATTCTCTTAATCTATCTACATTGATATCAACTTGGTTATCATATTCATCATCAAGAATGTTGTTTTTAAGTAATTCTTCAATATATCCATGGCAAGCTGATATAAATAAGGCTTGGTTATCGTATTTATTTTTATATTTACCTTTATAACCAGTTCTGAACGCATACTTAACATCTGTATCAAGTCTTTTGATACCTTCCATTATAGTAATGCTTTTCATATCCTCAGTGTTGTTGGTTGAAGTTGTTGTTAAGGTATTTACTGGACTTGCAACTCTTACTCCTTCTTCTTCGTTATATAAAGTAATTTGTCCTTCAATAATATTTTCTGGCATTTCTACAGATTCTAGTTCTGATAAAACATAAGCCGTAATTGACATATCATAAGGGCAGCCTGCACATAATCCACCGACAAGAGGTAATAATCCTATTCCGTTAATCTTTTCTCCGTTTGTCAATACTGCTGATGGATTGTTAACAGAACATACATATTTTGAATCGGCTTGTAGGTTATATACTAAACCAAAGATTTTGTTCTCTTTTGCATAAGCTGCTACTGTGTCTTGGTCATCTTCATTAGTTGTAAAAATCCAGTCAAATTTAAGTTTGTCTAATTCTTCTTTATAGTCGGCTAAATTCCCACTATACTCAAATAAGATAACCTTACTAGGTGAATAGTTCATTGCTTGTTTTAGTTGGGTTTCTAGGGTTTCATCATCTGTTGTAAATACTGCTGATGTGTATTCTGTAATGTTTAGGTTCTTTGTTAAAACCCTTTCGCCTTCTGAATCTGCTAAATCTTCTGATTCTAAATCTTCGTTTACATAGTCATACACATTAACTTGTCTTGCAAATAACAATCTACCTTTATTCCCAAAGGTTATTAGATTTGCTACTCGTTGTTTAAAAGCTATTGTGCAAGTGCCTAAAATGTCTTTTAATTCTAAACTTGTTGCCATTTTCTTATTCCTTTCTATATCTCTAATTCTTCCATTACCTCATCTGATTCAAATTCATCATACCTATTGTCATAATCAACCCCTTTGTAGCTTGGAGTGCTACCTGTTGACTGGTTGATATTTAGGCTAATTATGCAATTCAGTACATAATCTTCTTCATTGAGGTTATACTCTACATCATCTATTTCTTGATATTGAACTGTTTTATTATCATCAAGTAACGTTATTTTTAACGGTTTCTTCAATAATTTTTGAAGTTTTTTCTTTACGGTTAATAAATCTAGCAAGGTTTCTTCTTTAGAAAAATAAACCAAGTCAAAAGAACATTGATTGTTATTAAATTCTGTTGCTGTTTGTGATTCCTTTTCTGCCACAAACTCTATGTAAAAACAAGGTGGAACTGGTGTTTTTTTATCTTTTATTTGAACTGTTATATCAAAATTAGTTTCTAAAAGTTCTTTCAGTGTTCTATATATATCAGTTGTTTCAATCATTATATATGCGTTCCTTTAAATTCTGTAAAATGCTCATCTAAAAACTTTTCAGCATTTATCGTAAATGGTTCTGTAAACTCATATTCAGCTTGTTTAAGTACATAATGAGGTTTTGCTCGTCCTATTACTGCCCCACCTGCTCCGTTTCTTCTTCCAAAGCCTTTACTTCTCCCTTCTCCTCTGGCTACTATATTATGTCCATATTCAATCAAATGTGCATGTTTTGTTCCGTTATATCCTCTAATACAACTTGCACCGTCTTTTTCAAACATTTTCCCTCTCTTAAATCCTTTGTGGTAGTCGGTATAAACTTTTTTGTTATA